CTCTTGGTCGCCGCGTTGATCGTGCCAAAATCTGATTGGCTCATTGAAGCATTCTCCCGTACCCCTTGGCGACGTAATCGATGGTGCGCTGAACAGGGGTTCCCCCTGCGTCGAAGAACTGGATGCGGAAGCCGTCTGCACCCTTTGAGGTGATCGTCTTGCGGTCGCCCGTGGCAAGGTCCTGGTCGGCGGTGGCGATGCCGTGCAGCGAGCGGAACGGCGGGATGAAGTCGATATCGAGCCCGACAGCGGGCACCACGATATCCTCCTGTGCGATGACCCGATCCGGCATGTCGATCTGGACGCGAAGCATGCGAACGGCCGGCGTGATCATGCTGTAGAAGTCGGGATCGACGCCCGTCGAGCGACCCTCCAGCAAGACACGGAACTCGAAGGCCCGAGCGGTGACATCGCCCACGATGAACGGACGCCATTCGCTCCAGTCATCCAGCGCCGGGTTGACCAGCGTTGTCCGGAACTCAAGCGAGACCTCCCAATCGTCGGGTGAGGAATCGTCCATCACGGCGACATCGGCGAGCGTCACCCAACTGCTCATGACATTGCCAAGATTTTCGCCGGTGGCGTCGATGACGGCTGTCAGGCGGCTTGTGAAGACCTCGCCGAGGTCAAGATTGTTGGCAAAGTAGTAGGAGCCGGAAACGGCCATTCCAACGCTGTCGGCGTCACCATCGCCGGCATAGAGGCTGACGACATCGGCAAGCGTTTCCCACTTCGCCATGACGTTGTTGGAAAGCAGTCGCAGGATGCCGTTCTCAGCGGCGACATCGATGCGGGAGCCTGCGAATGACGGGTCTTCGGTCAGAAGCTCGACCACGTTCATGCCGGCCAGTTCGGCGATATCGGTGCCGACCGCCGCCGGGTTTTCGCTCTTCAGCCCGGTCGAATAGACAGCCTTGATCAGGTATGTGCCGATCATGGTCGGAACCTGAACGCTGGTCCCGGAAACAGGCGGTACCAACACGACGGCCGAGTTCCATTCCAGCGACAGCCCGCCCGTCGGCACGAAGCGGATTTCATAGGTCAGCGCAGGCCCAAGGATGGCGGACCAGCTCAGCGTCGAGATATCGCCTAGCGTCGAAATCCTGAAGTTCTTCACATCAGGCGGCGGGTTGAGGATGGAGTCGACCGCGAAGCTTGCCGAGACGACCCACCGGGAAACATCGCCATTCCGGAACCGCGTCCTGATCCGGAAGGAATAGGTGCCAGGATCAAGCCCGCGAACGACGCCAGTCGTCATCGGCGCAAGGACGATCTGCCCCGGCTTCCAGCGTTGGGCTGGATCGGCGTTGTCCCGAAACTCGATCTCGTATGCTTCGATCTGCCCAAGCGTCGGCGGTGTCCAGTAAAGATAGACCGCCGCGTAAGTGATCGGTCCTTCCTGATAGACATCCTCGACGAGGCCAAGCCCGCTCGGCGGCTGGGCATAGGGATCGAACGGCACCGAAATCAGGCTGTCGAATGCCGGGATCGGCCCGGTGTCGGCCTGGTTGATCGCGGGAGCATCGTCGACAACGGTCACCCTTGCCGTCAATTCGTCCTGCGGCTCGATGGACAGGATGCGGTAGACGCCGGTTTCGCGTCCGGCCTCGCCGAAGGTGAACAGGTCGCCGGCTTCGGGCATCGTGCCGCTGCCATCGAATACAATGGCGGCTGTCTCGCCGGCAGCGGTGATGACCGATCGCAACACAATGGAGCCGTCCGCCTTGCGGAAGCGCACCGAATAGAGCTTGTCGCCTTCCATGAAGACTGGTTCATCGACCACAATCGACTGAGTTCCGGCATCAGCGGACTTGACCCGGCCGCTGACCAGCCCGACCAGCATGACGTCATGGGCAACGCGCACCCTGTCCGCTCGGGTGCAGACCAGGTGTTCGAAGTCGGCGAAGAACGTATAGGTCTCGGGCCGGAGCCTGAGTTGGGCGATATGGTAGCGGCCATGCTTCCAGATCAGGTCCGGATTGGTGACGCCCGGAAAGTTGATGCCCTCGAAACGGGTGGCGTTCTCGGCGGTGTAGCCGTCGTCATATACGATGCGCTCATCCTCGCGCCATTCCCGCTTTTCGTTGACGAACCGCACCCGCCATGCATGCGGCAGTTCGCGGAACTCGTGCTGGGCCTCGAAGCCCCACGAATTGCGCGGCGTGAACATCTGGACGATGGGGGTATCGTCTTCGTCCCAAACGACTGACCACTTGCCATCCTTGAAGATGGGTACGGCGCGGCCAGCGGCGCAGATTTCGGCAACGACATCATAGACCGACGCCGCGGTGACACGCGGCATGTCGTAGGTCCAGCCTTTCAGCGCGCAGAAGTCATGCCAGTCATGAAGGGCGACGATATCAAGCCCCGCGTCGGCGACGGGACGGGCGTTGGCGGCACCTTGAAGAACGTGACGCACAAGATCGGCAGGATTGCGCGATGGCTGGTTGTCCACCCATGTCGTACCGTTCCACGACTTCACCAGCGAAGTAACGATGCCGTTCAGTGTATCCAGCGAGCCGTTGAGCTGCGAGGTCGCCTTGATCTTGATCGCCGAGATGCACAGCGGCTTGTCGAATGTCAGCGGCTCCCCGACACGGAACCCGCGCAAGGCTGTCCAGTAACCGTCTTCCGAGATGGTGAAGTCTTCGCCCTCATACTCGGCTTGGGCGCGGGAAATCTCGACTTCGTATTGGCCAGCGGCGACGGTGATGGCCTGTGTGAACCTGCGGGTATCCTGCGTCTGGTCGCGGCAGATCAACTGCGGCAGGTCGATCCATGTCGTATCCCCGAAGAGGCGGTAACGGATATAGAAGCCGACCGCCCACTGGCCTTTCTTGCCCTTGTCGTTGATCAGGACGATACCGCTGGGGAAGACGATATCCATGGTGATGTAGGTGACGTTTTCAGCCGTGGTGCGGCGCTGCCAACCGGCGGAATGCTCAAGCTTGATGTTCAGCGGTTCCTCAACGACCTGCTTCGGATAAAGCGTGGTCGGAGGATCGTCGGGAAAGCCCTGCCGGGTTTCGATCTCGACCTCGTCGTACGATGAAAGCAGCGTTTCGCCGATCTTGATGTCTTCGACCTGAAGCGGGCCGTAGCCCCAGACGAACAGCAGTCGGAGGTACTGATCGTCACCGATGGTTTCCGTGTACGGCAGCGCACCATAGAACGGGCTGATGCGGTGCTTGCCAAGAATGACGGGGATCGGTTCGAAGGGTGCCGCCTGATTGCGGGCCGTCGCCAGCGAATAGCTTTCCTTCGGCTTTTCGAGCTTCTGCGGCTTCGGCGCGAACAGGAGGTTCAGCAGCAGCTTGGCGCCGAACGATATCGCTGACATGACCAGCTTGCCGAGGAACCCGGAGAAAAGCCCACCAAGACTTGAAAACGCTGCCGTCAACGCACCGAACAAGGGCGCGAGGAAGCCTTGCACGGTCGGACGCAGCGCAACCGTCGTGCCGGGCTTTGGCCTCACCTTGCTCCATTGTTTGCCCGCGACGGGATGACCGTCGAGGTGAAGCCTGAAGTCCTTCGGCAGCGCCTTGCATCCCGGCAAGGTGATGACGAGGCCGACAATCTCTGCCAGCGTCGACCCGGCGGGGACATGAAGTTCCGTCCGCGATTCCCGCAGTGGATGGAGCGCGGCGACGACGCGCACGTCATCGCGCCGCGTCAGCACCTCGCCTTCAAGAATGACGGGAACGGGAAGTGCGGTCATGCCATCTTCTCATGACGGAAAAAGCCAACCACGCGGCGACGCAGCCGCATGGAATGATAGCTTTCGATCAGGGAGCCGGCCCCGCGCTCGATATGGAGAACGATGCCCTTGCCGACGACAACGCCGATATGGCGCGGCATGCCGGCCAAAGACATCAGCAGAGCGTCGCCGGGTCGTTCCTCGCCGGCCGGGACTTCCGTCCATTCGCTGCGGTTGCCGTTGATCAGGCCGGCCACGGCTTCACCGTCGGCGGCGGTCTGGTAGTCGTCGCGGAAGCTCGGCAGGACGATGCCGAAGCGCTCGGCATAAAGAAGAGCCAACAAGCCCCAGCAATCCGTGCCTTCGCGGTCCCGGCCCTTGTCCAACCAGGGCAGGCCTACATACTCGTCGAATGTCATGATCGCTAATGCAGTCCGGGGAAGCCGCTGGGATCGAACGCACGGGCCGGATACGGTTCTTCGGTCAGCGCGTCGATGGAAAGCTCAAGGGTGATGGTGTTGGCGTTGTATTGCGCCCGCACAATATCGAAGGACGGATATTCGATCTCGACATCATCCGGCGACGAGGCAAGGACGATTTCCAGCCGGGCCGTACCGGGCGATGCGATGCCCCGTAGCACGGCGACGAGTTCGCGACTGACATTCTCGACCATGAGGCGCGCGGCCGGCGCACGTTCGCCAAGATCGTCGGGCAGCGACACACCCATGGGGCAGAAGATGTATGTCTCGCCGCGGCTGACCGTGCCATAGGTCAGCGGTTCCTCGGAAAGCCGTTCGGTCGGATCGCTGCTCAACCGTAGCGGATCGGGGAACGAAGGATGTTCGAGCGTAAGCAGCGCGACGGACACCTCGCCGGTTTCCTGCGAGTTCATCGCCTCGCGCATCCCAAGGGAAAGCGTACGGCTCATGGCAGCACCTCAAGCGACATGTCCACCGTCCATTTCCTGTGGGCGAAGTAGCTCCAACTCGGCAGCCGGTCGCCGAAGCGAACAAGGATCGGATCGCCGGTCACAGGATCCGGGAAGGTGAAGGGCTGCGTTCCTTTCAACAGCGTCGTCGTGATGAACGTCCGCAGATCGGCAAGTTGGTCCGTGGTCATGACCATTTTGCCCTGAAGCGGCTCCGGCATGGCCGAAGAACGGCTGCGAACCTTGGGCGGGCCGATATCGGGCTGGGAGCGCAGCCGGCCGTCGCCGAGCGCGCTGCCATAGCCTTCGGTCAGCACATATTGCGGCAGGGTGAGAGGCCAGGACGCAACCATTACCGACCCTTCAATACCTTCTGCGCACCGAACTCGCCGCGCAGTATGCTGTTGGCTGCGGTACCACGTGTGCCGAGTTTCTCGGCGACCACGCGGTCAAGCATGACGTCGATCGA